CGTAGCCGCAACACCAGAGGTTGAAGCTGCTGCAGCTCCAGAAGCAGCACGCCCAACCATTAAAGCAACATCATCTCCATACAGCTCACAAACTGTACGCCATGGAATTACTTCTATGGGTCGTTACACAGAGCATAAGATCAAAGCATCTCTAGGCAACGAGGAATCGAAGCTATGGGTTGCTGCATCTGAGGATCCACTTGTTGTACAAGCAGCAGTAGACTCAATCGGAACCACAAACCCGGCGTTCAACCCAGTGCAGTACCTTCGTGAGTTTGTTTCTAACACAAACTTTGGTACTCCAGCGATTGATGCAATTTCTAAGGGAACATTACCAACATCCGGTATGTCATTCTCAATTCCATCACTTGATACAAACGGTGGCGGAACTGCTCCAACTGTAGCCGCAACTGCTGAATCAGGTACACCTTCAAATACAGGTATGGTCACCGATTACATAACCGGAACTGTATCCAAGTACGCGGGACAAAACACCGTCACACTTGAGCTTTTGGAAAGATCGGATCCAATTTTTTATGATGAGCTTACTATTCAAATGCAGCGAGCTTATCTTAAGGCAATCGATGCAGCCGTAATTGCTGGATTTATTGCTGATGGAACGGCTGCTACTTCTCAAACAGCTGATAGCGCAGGAATTATTGCTTATATTGGAAAAGAAGCACCAGCAGTTTATGCAGGAACTTCATATTTCGCACGCAACATGGTTGCGGGTACCGGATTATGGGGAGCGCTTCTCTCAGCCGTAGACACTACTGGCCGTCCAATTTATACTGCTTCACAACCAATGAATGCGGCTGGTAATGCCAACCCTTCATCTATTCGTGGAAATGTTCTTGGACTTGATCTATATGTTGATAACAATGCAGTTTCAACACTTGCATCAAACATGGCATTCATCGTTGCACCAGAAGCAGCTACATGGTACTCAAGCCCTACAAGCTACTTCTCTGTAAATATCGTTTCAAACATGCAGGTTCAACTAGCAATCTATGGTTATGGTTCATACCTAACCAAGCAGGCTGCTGGTATCCGCAAGTTCGTTAAATCAGCGTAAATTAACTAGATCTACCCCGAGTGAGTAGCCCTTCACTCGGGGTAGTTTGAAAGAAGGCAACCATGGCGGCAACTTATGTGACAAAAGCGGAACTTCGCACGAATCTCGGAATAGGAACTCTCTATTCGGATTCTGTTGTCGAAAATGTCTGCCAAACCGCAGAAGACCTATTAAATTCTTATTTATGGTTTGATTCTGTACCAGTAGTTGCCGCCGCTTTATCTTCAAATGTGGCTACCTTAATTTTATCTACTCCCGGCGCGTATGCCGCAGGTCAGAGTGTTATAGTTTCTAATTGTGGAGCTACATATAACGGCACGAGAACTATTACTTCAACTTTTCCGTGGAGCGTTGGCTCTACCACTTTTCCTTATTTTACTTTTTTTCCATGGAATAATTTTAATTTTCCTCGTGGTTATAGCCTTATTCAGTTTAGCGTTACGGCTGCTGATGATCCCTATCATCTTATTGTTCCTTATGGTAAAGCGGCTGGTGTAGATACAAAACAGACTTCGTATGCAACTACTCCAGCTGTTCGTGAGGCTGCCATGCAGATAGCCGTAGCGGTGTGGCAGGCACGGCAGGCTCCAGCTACAGGTGGATCTGCCGTTGATTTTCAACCTAGTCCGTTTCAAATGGGCCGGAGTTTGATGAGCCGAGTAATGGGTCTTATAGCTCCATATACTGGCCCAAGATCAATGGTCGGCTAATGACAGTAGCAATTACTACACTTAGATCAACAATAGCCACAGCTTTAGACAACCCTACAGTCTGGTCAGTTTTTTCATACCCACCTGCTGCTCCTTTGGCTAATTCAATAGTAATTTCACCTAATGATCCGTATTTGACAACTAACGACAATTCAAATTTAGCAATTAGCCCTACAGCACATTTCAAAATTACTTTGTTCGCTCCAGCTTACGATAATCAAGGCAACCTCATAAATCTTGAAGATTTTATGATTGCTGTTTATACAAAGTTAGCGAATTCTGGGCTGGTGTATAACGCTCCAGCTTTTTCAGCACCATCTGTACTATCCTTAGCATCTGGAGATTTACTCTCTTGCGATCTAAGTTTCGACATCCTAACGAGTTGGAGTTAATCATGGCAGAAGATACAACAGCAGAGAATTTGGCGTTTTTAATCAAGATAGGTCAGATTAAAGATCCAAAAACACCAGCACCAATAACCACTAAAGATAAGGAATAACATGGCAATTTTTTTGCAAAATAATGTCGGGGTCAAAATTAATTCCGTAGACCTATCCGATCATATTACATCTGTAACACTTACACAGAATTTTGATGAGTTGGAAGTCACCGCACTCGGAGATTCAGCCCACAAGATGGTAAAAGGCTTAGAGGCATCAACACTAACTCTAAACTTCCTAAACGATTTCGCAGCAGCAAGCGTACAAGCAACCCTACAAGCTGCTTATGGAACTACTGTTACTGCTGTACTACTACCAGTAAAGGGAACTGCTGTATCAGCGACAAACCCTCTTTATACTGTTAGCATTCTGGTTAACAACTTGACACCATTAAACGGAGCCGTTGGAGATATATCCAATTCCAGCCAATCCTTTACATGTAACTCAACAGTTGTACAAACTACTACAGGTTCATTCTAAGGAGATAGAAAACAATGGCTAAACTTCGAATCACAAGGGCTACTGGAGAAGTTTCGGATCATCCGATTACTCCAGCGATCGAAATGGCCTTTGAATTACATTTCAAATCTGGAATACATAAGACCTTTCGCGAGCAAGAACGCCAGTCAGATGTCTACTGGCTTGCTTGGGAATGCTTGCGAAGGTCAGATGTAACTGTTCCTATTTTCGGCCTTGCATTTGTGGAAACACTATCTAAGGTCGAAGTATTGGATGACGAAGCAAATTTTTAGATAGAGGTTCGATGACCTACACGATTGCCGCTGTGGCAGTCGAAACAGGTATCGCTCCTCAGTTATTAACAGAATTAGATAAGGATATGTTTCATAACATTATCCAAGTCTTAAAAGATCGAAATGAGGCGATGAAGAATGCCAGTCGAGTTAAAAGGCCTCGCTAACACTCAGAAAGCCATGCGTAAATTTACGCCCGATCTTTACAAGAAAATGAATAGCGAGATAAGTGCAGTCATGCTGCCTGTGCGTAATGAAGCTCGTGATTATGTACCACTTAAAGTATTATCTAAATGGCAGAATCAAACTGGTGTATGGGCATTATCTGATAGAACTTATGATGCTATAACAATTAAAAAAGGTATTGTTTATCGTAGAGGTCGTACAAAAGCAAACGATAAAGGCTTTAGATCTTCATATAGAATTGTCAATAGCACAGCAGCAGGAGCTATCTATGAAACTGCTGGTCGTAAAAATCCAAGTGGTCAGCCATGGGTAGGTGCAAAAGGTAAAGGTGGAGGAAGTTACTCTCATTCAGATAACCCAAAAGCAGGATTAAGATTTATTAATTCATTAGGTGGTCAATTAGTAGGTGCTGGCAAGTTCAAAGGAAGATTGATTTATCGAGCATGGGCTAAGCAAAATGGCAAAGTTATGCCTGCGGTAATCAATTCAATCAATAGTGCAATTACAGAATTTAATAGATTGGCTAAACCATAATGGCCAAAATGGAAAACATCTTTGTCAATGTTGTAAGCGAGTTTGATGGTAAAGCTCTTACTAAAGGACAAAAGCATTTATCTCAATTTGATAAGACAGTACAAAAGGTTGGCAAGACCTTTGCTGCTGCTTTTGCTGTTCACAAAATAGTTGCATTTGGTCAAAATTCAGTTAAAGCATTTACTGAAGCAGAGGCAAGTGCTAAAGCATTAAATATAACTCTTAAAAATACTGGATCTTTAATGGCATTTCCAGATGCTATAGCAGGAATTAAACGATTATCTCTTGCTACAGGTGTTGCGGATAACGATTTAACAAATGCTTTTACTCAACTTTATTCATCAACAGGAGATGAAACTCAAGCTCAAAAAGATCTTGCTTTAGCTATAGATGTATCAAAAGGAACAGGTAAGAATTTAACTGAGGTAATTGATGCCCTTAGTGCTGGATATAGAGGTAATACTAAAGGATTAGGCAATCTTAATGCAGGTCTTGATGCAGCCACGCTTGCTACAAAAGACATGGCAGCAATTACTAAGCAACTTGCAGTTCTTCAAGGTGGACAAGCTGCTGCTTATGCTGAAACTTATGCAGGTAAAATAGACATTCTAAATGTAGCATTTGATAACTTAAAGGTAACTGTAGGTCAAGGCTTAGTCATGGCCTTTGAAGAAGCAACAGGTAATCGTGGTATTGGTGGCGCTACAAATGCTATGGAAAACTTTGGTTATACAGTTGATGCGGTTCTCATAAAACTAGCTCAATTATCTACTGGAAATTTCCTAGATAATTTAGGACTTGGTTTTATCAATTCAACTCTAAGTGCAGTAACTAAAGGATGGAATTATCTTTTAGGAGTTGATGAAACACGCCTTGCTATTCAAAATGAAATATGGAAAAACAACACTAAGACCTATGAAGCTGCTGATAAACAAAGAGTTGCACAAAACAAGATAAATGATGCTTATCAAAAGAGATTAAAACTACAAACAGCTCAACAAAAGACTGCACTAGATTCAGCAAAGAAACTAGCTGCTGCTGCTAAATTATTAGATCGAGCAGGATCTCTTTTTGATTTAGATCAGATACAAATCTATGCAGCATTACAGGGTAAAATTACAGATGATGAGCGTTTAAGACTTGACCTTCAACTAGCGATATTAACTAAAAATGCAGATGCAGCAGATCAACTTAGTCAAAAATTATTAATATCTCAATTACAAACTACTGATCTTGCTAAGACTATTTCTGCTTTACCTAAAGCATTAAACCCATTTTCAGAGTGGCCTCAATACATTCAAGATTTAATTAATCAGATTGCTAACATGCAAAGACTTATTACAGGTACTAAAACTACATTAACTGGTGGTGGAGCAACATCACAGAATCCAGTATTTACTGGTCTACCTTCTGAAACTATTGGAGCATTAGGTGGATTTGATGCAGGTGGTAGATATGTTGGTACACCATTTGGTCAAGCTGGTGGCGCAGGTATTGGCAACTCAGATAATGCTGGTAACTTTATTGGTACACCATTTGGTCAAGCTTACAACACTACAGTTAATAACATTACAGTAGATGCTTCTAATGCAGTTGATTCTGCAAATATGGTACGCATAATACAACAAGCGATGATTGATATTAACAAAGGTGGATATTCAACAACCCCTGCTGGTTATGGATTCTAATGGCAATCCCAACAGTTAATGCTTTTATTAACTTTAGTTCTGGAGCTTCATTTGGTCAAGCTTTTATTATTGGTCAAGGTATTTTAGGTACAAACATTCTTGCAGATGGATCATCTGTAATTGTTGATGTATCAGATCAATTAGATTCAATTCAAACTACTCGAGGTCGTAACGCTTCTGCAGATCAATTTCAAGCAGGTACTTTAACAATGCGTATTGTGGATCAAAACGGGGACTTTAATCCGCAAAATGTTACAGGGCCGTACTATGGACTTTTGAGCCCCATGCGTAAAGTTCAAATTACTGCTACATACGGATCTACAACTTATCCTTTATTTAGCGGTTACATTACGGGTTACAATACAATTACTCCTAAATTTGTAGGAGATGTAGTTTATACAACAATAACTGCAATCGATGGAATGCGATTACTTTCAAATGCTTTAGTAACAACAATAAGTGGAGCTGTAGCCGGTGAAGATACTGGTACGAGAATAGGAAGAATTTTAGATCAAGTAGGTTGGCCTACATCACTTAGATCAATTCAAACTGGTAATACTACATGTCAAGCAGATCCGGGTAATCAAAGAAGTGCTTTAGCAGCCATTCAAACTGTACAAACCACCGAGTACGGAGCATTCTATATCGATCCTAATGGCATAGCTACTTTCAAAAACAGAAATTATTGCACAACTACACCTGCTAATACCGCAACTGTATTTAATGATAACGGCACAAACATTTCTTATTTTAATGCTATATGGCTCCTTAATGATGCTCAAGTAGTTAATCAAGCTGCTATTACTGCTATTGGATTGGCAACTCAAACTGCAATAAGTTCGTCTTCCATATCAAAGTATTTTGTTCATTCTTACACTCAAAATGATTTACTTATGCAAAATACAAGTACTGCGCTTAATTATGCTTTAGCTTATGTTGCCAGCAGAGCGGAAACCACGATCAGATGTGATGCCATGACTTTGGACTTATATTCTGCTAACTATAATTTAGGCATTATTGCAGCTTTAGATCTTGATTATTTTGATCCTATAAGTATTACTACTACTCAACCTGCTGCAACAGGCACATCAAGCATTACCAAGAATTTACAGGTATTTGGTGTACAACACTCAATATCGGTGAACTCATGGAAGACAACCTTTACAACGCTGGAACCGATAATTGATGGGTTTTTAATCGGGTCAAGCTTGTATGGCGTGCTCGGAACTAATACACTAAGTTACTAAGGAGAAAATACATGGCAACAGGATTTCCAGCAGCAACCGGTGATGTACTTACATCAGGCATGTTTAACGGCCTTGTGGCATTCACTATCAACACTCAGGGCGGATCTACTTATACAGTAGCCAATTCTGATCTTTATCAAGTACTTGTTATGACAGGTGCATCAGGAACTAAAACAATAACTATTGCACCAGATTCAACATTAACATCTGCTGCATCAGGAAGTGCAATTACATTTCTTAATACAGGTGCAGGATTAGCAACCTTTGCAGCAGGATCAGGCGTTACTATAGTTTCAGGTGGTGCTAGTTCGTCTGCTCCAACTTTAGCTCAATACAAATCTTGCGTTGCAATCCGTGTAGCCGCTAATACTTGGTTCTTTACAGGAGCTGTTGCATAATGATTGGCAATATAATTGCAGGAGCTTTAACTACATCAACAAGCGCACCATCTGTATTAGATGTTGATTATTTAATTGTTGCAGGCGGTGGCGGTGGCGGTTGGGCTGGTGGCGGTGGCGGTGGCGGTGGTCTTCGTACTTCTGTTGGTTCATCACAATTTAGAATTGCATTATCAACAAATTACACACTAACTGTTGGCGCAGGCGGCGCAGGCGGAACATCAGGAAGCATCGCAGGTGTTCAAGGTAATAATTCTGTTTTTGCAACACTTACATCAGCCGGAGGTGGTGCTGGTCAAAGAAATGCAGTAGGTGGTTCTGGTGGATCAGGCGGCGGTGGCGGTTCTGATAATACTTATGCTGGTGGATCAGGTAACACACCATCAACATCTCCATCTCAGGGTAATGATGGTGGTGGTGGTGTATCAAGTTATGGCGGTGGTGGTGGCGGTGCCGGTGCAGTAGGAGGTGCAGCTACAATTAGTGCTGCTGGTAATGGTGGTAATGGTAGTAGTAATTCAATTGGTGGAGGCACTTACTCAGGCGGCGGTGGTGGTAGAGGTTTTACAAATAATGGTTCTGGTGGATCAGGCGGCGGTGGAGCTGGCGGTTTTGCTGGCGGTGCTGGCACAAATGGAACTATTTACACAGGCGGTGGTGGTGGCGGTGGACAAGATTCAGGTTCAGGTGGTAAAGGATTTATCGCTATCAAATTTAGTAGCACATTAACTCCAACATTTAGTGGAGGAGTAAGTTATACAACAACAACAGCAGGTGGTTTTACAACAGTAGGAATTGAATCAGCCGGTATATCAGACACAGTAAGTTGGGCATAATGGCATATTACGCATACTTGGAAAATAATATAGTGGTTGCAGTTATTTCAGGTAAAGACGAAACTGAATTGATAGATGGTTTAGATACTGAAACTTACTATGCACAAGGTACGCCTTACGAAGTTAAGCGCACTTCATTTAATGGCAAAATTAGAGGCAATTACGCTGGTGTTGGTTACACTTATTTACCTTTAGAAGATATTTTTATATGGCCTAAATGCCACGAAGAGGCAGTATTAAATGCTAAAGCTGCTAAATGGGATTGCACAAATACAGATCACAATGAGAAAATAAATTGAAACCTTGGTTATGCAAAGCTGGAGTACAGCTAAGAGAACAAATCGATGATTGGTTTCCGGATCGGGATCGTAAAAGTGATGGATGGGTGGGTGATTCTCGCCATTCCGCACGCCTCTCAGATCACAATCCAGACATCGATGGGTGTGTACGAGCCATTGATATTGATTCTGACTTGGGTACACAAAAGGGGCTCTCGCTGTATCTTGCTGACCAGCTCAGGGATCATGCAGAAACCGATAAACGCATTTCTTACATAATTCATAAAGGCAAAAT